CAATATATGAGTCAGGAAATATCCAGCCTGCTAAACAAAAAGGAGCAAAAAGAAAATGAAGGAACAGTTGTCGACATCGGCGCAAAAGCCAAAGATAGAACTACCGAATAAAGAACTGGTAGGCGTTAAAAAAGATTTAAAATCAGATTCAGCTAAATTACCTAAACCTACGGGTTGGAGAATTTTAGTTTTACCTTTTAAACAAAAAGAAAAAACTAAAGGTGGAATTATTTTAGCAGATGACACTATAGAAAAATCACAGGTTGCATCTACCTGCGGTTTAGTATTGGACATGGGTCCTCATTGTTACGACAAAGAGAGATACCCAGAAGGTCCTTGGTGCAAAAAAGGTGATTGGATTGTATTCGCAAGATACGCCGGATCACGTATTAAAATAGATGGGGGTGAGATAAGACTTCTTAACGATGATGAAATCTTAGCGACCGTGGAAAACCCCGAAGATATATTCCATGAATTTTAACAACCATAGGAGGAAACTATGCCAAGTGATATAGACGGTGAAAAAAAGACAATAGACATAGATGACAAAGGCCCTGGTGCTGAAGTTATCTTTCCAGAAGAAAAACAAGCAGAGGAAAAGGAATCAAATGAAACAATTATTGAAACCATTGAAAACGATACTAAGCCCGATGACGCATCTGAGAAATCTGATCAGCCAGTGGATGTTCGAGATGAGAAGAACGAAGGCGGAGAAGTTGAGAAGGAAGCTGTGGAAGAAGGGAGTGATAAGCAGCCAGATAACTCTAAAGCAGTTGAAGAGTATAGCGAAGGAGTTAAGAAAAGAATAGCCAAGCTAACTAAAAAAATGAGAGAAGCTGAAAGGCAAAAAGAAGAAGCCATTCAGTACGCTAGACGTGTTACAGCAGAAAAAAATGAGTTAGGTAAAACTGCTACAAGTTTAGATAAAAATTACACACAAGAGATGGAAGGAAGAATTTCTTCTTCTATTGCAGCAGCACAATCTAAATTGGCTATTGCAAGAGAACAAGGTGATGCAAAAGCTGAAGTAGAAGCTTTAACTTCAATATCTCAATTAGGTTATGAACAAGGCAAACTTGCTGAAATTAAAAGCAGGCATGCTATGGAGGAAAAGGAAGCTAAAGCTAGACCTGTACTTCCAACACAACCTACACAAGCCGCTCCACCACCAGACCCAAGAGCAGAAGAATGGGCTAGTAGAAATGAGTGGTTTGGTAAAGATAACGCAATGACGTACACTGCGTTTGATTTACATAGAAAAATTACCGAAGAAGAGGGTTTAGATCCTCAATCTAACGAATACTATGCAGAAATAGATAAAAGAATAAGACTTGAATTTCCGCATAAATTTGGTAAGGTAGAAAACCAGACTAGCAAACCTACACAAAACGTTGCCTCTGCAACGCGTAGTTCAAAGGCCGGTCGCAAATCTGTGAGGCTCACATCATCACAGGTCGCAATAGCGAAAAAACTAGGTGTGCCATTAGAAGAGTATGCAAAACAATTAATCACGAAGGAGGTATAAGCATATGACAAATAAAAAACCAACTCGTGCGAGCCAAAGTAAAAGTGAAGCAACGAAAGTTACATCACAGGCAGCAACGGCAAAACCGAAAACTGTTAATAAACCTTGGACTCCACCATCGTACTTAGATACGCCCAACGCGCCAAACGGATACCGACACAGATGGGTCAGGATTGAAACTTTGGGAGTTCCCGACACTAAGAACATACAAGGAAGACTAAGATCTGGGTATGAACTTGTAAGAGTCGATGAATATCCACAAGAAGATTTTCCCGCTATCCAGGATGGCAAATACGCTGGGGTTATAGGTCACGGAGGCCTTGTGCTGACAAGGGTACCAGAAGAAATCGCGCGTCAACGAGAAGAGTATTATAGACAACAAGCTCAAGATCAAGTTGATGCAACTGATAACGATTTACTGAAGGAACAGGATAGTAGAATGCCTATCGATATCGATAAGCAATCTCGTACCTTCGGTGGCAAACGATAGTTAAAAAAATTTAACAATCTAAACCAACTGAATAACGTTAACCGTAAAACTGCGGATAGTAGTTTTACAAAAGGAGAAAAATATGGCTAATGCAAGTACTACTGGTTTCGGATTGAGACCAATTAGAAAAGTAGGTCAGAACGATAACAACGGAGGACTTTCCGAATACAATGTAGCAGCAGCATCTGCAGCAATGTTCCAGAATGATGGTGTAGTAGCCACAGCAACTGGTGACATAGCAATAGGCGCAGCAGGCAACACATTGATAGGAAGTCTTAACGGAGTTTTCTTCACTGACGCAAATACAAGTAAACCCACGTTTGCAAACAATCTATTAGCTGCCAACGCAGCTACTGATATTGTAGCATTCGTAAATGATGATCCTTACCAAATGTTTGAAATTAGATCAAATGCAGCTGGAGCCTCTTTGGCAACAGATGTATTTAATAATGCAGACATGGCCGTAACAGCAGGCGTTGCAAACGTAAATGGACTTTCAAGAAGTACATTAAACGATGCTACACTTACTGGTGGCGGTGTTGGATCAGCGCAATTAAAAATAGTTGGTTTATCAAGAGACCCGGACAACCAAGACTTAACAGTCGCAGGTACAGTCTGGAGAGTTCTGATTAACGAACATTTCTTAAAAGCGACAGCTAGTATATAATAGGAGTATATAAATCATGGCAATATCACGTAATCAACTAGTTAAAGAACTAGAACCTGGTCTAAATGCACTATTTGGACTAGAATATAAACAGTATGAAAATCAGGCAGCTGAAATTTATACTACTGAGTCATCTGACAGAGCTTTTGAAGAAGAAGTTATGTTGTCAGGTTTCGCATCAGCAAGAGTAAAACCAGAAGGTTCTGGCGTAGCTTTTGATAATGCGCAAGAAACTTTCACAGCAAGATACACTAACGAGACAATTGCTCTCGCTTTTGCTATCACTGAGGAAGCTATTG